GACATTCGATGTCCGATAACTTGGTGGGGAGGGTGGGGGGGGGCTGGTGGCTGGTGGCAGCAGGAACAGGCCGGGGGTTCCGGGGCTTCCGGGGCATGCGGTTTGCTGGGCCAGAAACAGGCCACCAGTGCTTTTGTTGCCGGGGCTGGTATGGTGGCAGCAGACGGGGCAAAGAAAAGGCCCCTAGGGGTTTCCCAGGGGCTTGGGGAACGGGGCTTGGATTTAGCGTTTGCTGCTCAGGTCTGCTAGGGCTGAGAGAACCATCAGCAGGAAGCACACTACGCACACTGCTAGCCAGCCAACGATTCTTAGCAGCTCAGGGTTTCTGGGTTTCATCACAAGGCACCAGTGGTTGTTGTGGTGGCTGTTGCTGTTGCTGGTTCCCAGTCTGGGAATGAGTCATTAGTGGAGCCACTGACAGGCCACACTGTTCGCCTGCTGGTCTGGCCCATTGAACGGAACCAGTCATCAGACTTGTGTGACACTGAGCCGAAACCCTCCCAGTTATCCACACTGAGCAGACGGGGTTTCCGTTTGCTAATGTCGAAACGGCAGACCGTCTTGGCCCTCATTGCTAGTGGCCTTGTCGCGTTGTTGGCCAACACTTTGCCCAGTGCCTCTACATCAGCAGAGTCTGTTGACCACAAGTGGCATGTGTCTGTTGCGCTGTATGACAATTTCCCATTGCCACACTTGGCCACTGTCAGAGTCTTTGCCCTAGTGTTGATAATGCCGAAAACCCCATAGCCAGACCAGTTTGCTTTTGTCTCATTGAACGGGGCTTTCAATGTGGAGAACCAGTTAAGGAACTGTTCACTGTCACAAGCATGCTTAGCCTTGGGTTCTGGCCCACTACCAATCCAAGACAGAACGCCATTGTGTGACAGGAACAAGTGTTTGTTATTGAACGGATGCACATTGGCAATAACCACTTTGCTGGTGGCTGTTCTGCCATGACAGACCAGTGCCGTAACATTCTCTGGGATTCTCCCAGACTCTATCCTGTTGCACTCTATCCACTCAGGAAGACTGACATTGAATCCCGGGAAATTGGCTGGTTCTAGATAGTGGCCTGTAGCAACAGTGCCGTTTGAACCATACGCTACAAAACCAAAACCATCTTTCTGGGTTCTGCTAAATAGTGAAGCTGCCTTTTCGATTAGCTTCAATGTCTGCTGTTTGCTGATTGTGCCAGTGGCAATAAAGAGTTTACACATAGTGTTTGCTGGTTGTTGTGTTATTCGTTCTGGCTAATGGCTGATGACACTCTTTCATCTACAGGCCCAAGTTCACCGTAGAGCCTTTCCCGTCGCAGGATGCACCAGCTTGCCAGCCACTGCGGCAGAATGGCCAGTAACTGGTCCCAGTTCCTTGGCATGCTGTTGTCACGCACGCTGGCCCAGCGTGTAAGGTATTGACACAACAGTGCCCAGCTTTCGATCTTAACCACATTAGTGGAACCACCTTGCATTCTCCACTCTATGGTGCCATGCTCAGAAACACTTTCGTAATTTAGGGCAGCGTACCGATTACCATCAGTAGCAGAACGGAATGACTCAGAACCCCGTCTGTTGTTGCGCCACTTGCAATAACCAGAACGCAATCTGGATTTAGGAAACAGTTTTTTGATCATTGGATAGAGCATGCACAGTCTGTCATAGGTTTCTGCTACATCACACTGAGTGGCAGTTCCACAACCAGCAGCAGGCAAATGTCTAATGTCCACATGTACATGTAAGCCACACTTTTGATTTATGCTTGTGTTTTCTAGCAGTGGCTTCAATGACAGAATGCCGTTTAGCCTACCGTTTCTGCCTACCCAAGTGAGCCTTCGCAATTCAATGCCACCTTGGCCCAGACTGCCATCATGTGTGTAATTGCTAAGGCTAGTGCTTGGCTGGTCCTCCCAGTGGCTGGAATAATGTTCTATCTCTACACCTAGCAGAGAACCCAGTGGCAATACTCGTTTGGCCTTTTGAATGACACTGGGCTTGCATGCCTGTTTCCTATGCTCAGAACGCTGGCATCGAATGTGTTCGATAATAGAATAATTGAATGCCTTCCCAGTGAATTGTGGAATGCGGATTCCCTTTTGCAATAACTGGGCAAGCAGTGTGTCCTTGGCTTTCATTGGAAAGCCGTTCACTGGTGCAATTTCTGAATTGTCAATGAACAGTCTGTTGTTCAGGTCTGTTCTCCCAGTGGTTCTGGGAGTGTGATAGTTTGAATACATGTATCGGCCTGTCTGTTTGCTGTAGCCAGACGAGTGGAACAGAGAGACAAGATTCACTGGGCACCTCCGATCATTGCGTCCACAAGCAGCCAGATGACAGGCAGCAGGCAGAGGTTGAGGAGCAGGAAGGCAAAGGCCCTCCCAGTGGCAGTCAGTAGTGTCTTGCGTTGTTTCATGGTTTCGAATGCCCCGGTTATCGGAGCAGAACGCCCGATTACCACTGTTCTCTACTGTTGCCAACACTAATCGAAAAAAAGTGGCGAAGTGGCCTTTTCTGGGGGCAAGCTGCCGCCAATGGCCAAGGGTAAGACATCCAGTGTCCCAGGTGGTAGGACAGACAATGTCCTAGGGGTGGAAAGAGTGGGAAAGAGAGTGGGAAGGCCACCGAAAGTTGTTCCCGTAGAACAGCTAAAAAAAGGCATTGAAGCAGCTCGTCTGGGTTTACCGATTGAACGTGTAGCAATACTATGTGGTTTCCCTTCTGGTAATGCTGGTGGCTGGGCTGACTATATAAAAAGAAACCCAGACTTTGCTGCTCAAATAGAATTAGCCAGAACAGAAGGAGAACTAGAACTAACCACTGTAGTGAGACAATGTGGCAATGGCTGGCAGGGTAGTGCTTGGCTCCTTGAGCGTACTCGAGGCTATGTTGCCAGAGCGCAACTCGAACATACCGGCAAGGGTGGCAAGGAGCTTAGCATAAGCGGTAGCCTACTGGGTGCTTTCGGGGGGAAGTAGCCAGGTGATCGCCAGGTGACCACGGGGGGGACCAGGACCCCAAGAGGGGGGTGGGTGTTACCTGTATACCCCCTCCCCCCCCCACACCCAATTTTATGCCTGTCAAGCAGATAAAGCGCAAACCCTCGAATCTCGGTTTACGCAGTGCGAGTGGCCCGATGCCCGCCTGGAAGCAGCGGAAGCTCCTCCAGGAGGCGCAGCATCTGAAGAACTTCCCGAGCATGATGCTTGGCCTACGGGAGGTGTACCCATGGCAGGAGGCGGTGCTGGGTGCGCTGAACGAGAAGCATGCGAAGGTGGCCCTCAAAGCGGCTAACGGTTCGGGCAAGACGAGCATGGTCGCCGCGAGTGCGGTGATCTGGCACATGCTCCGGTATCCGGGGAGCTTGGTCGTGTGCACCGCAGGCGTGTACCGGCAGGTGGCTGACGCTCTGTGGCCGCATCTGCGGAAGATGATCAATGGGTTGGGTGGTGAGGAGAACGGGTTCTCGATCAAGGACGGCGAGGTGCGCTATGTGTATCCGAAGCTGGTGGATGGTCAGGAGCAGGTGAGCCGGTGCATCGGATTCTCAGCCAGCAACCCGGAGAAGGCGGAGGGCTGGCATGTGCAGGGACCGAGCCAGGACTTGCTGTATGTGGTGGACGAGGCGAAGGCGGTGCCGGACGGGATCTTCCAGTCGATGGAGCGGTGCCAGCCGACGCGGGTGCTGCTGATGAGCAGCCCCGGAGGGAGCAGCGGGTACTTCTACGATGTCTTTCGCCGGAACGATGGGAAGTGGCAGACGTTCACGGTGACCGCGTTTGATTGTCCGCACATACGGAAGGAATGGATCGACGAGCAGATGGCCCGCTGGGGCGAGGGTCATCCGCTGGTGCGCTCGATGATCTACGCGGAGTTCATGGAGGACGACGGGAGTTTGACCGCTGTACGCACAGCGGACTGGCAACGCCTAGTATCCAGTCCCGCCAAGGAGGAGACGGACGGCCACCGCCTGACCGCCGGGTGTGATTTCAGTGCGGGCGGGGACGAGAGCGTGATGGCGGTGCGCCAGGGGAACACGATCAAGGGACTCGTGCGCTGGCGGGACAAGGACACGATGGCCAGCGTGGGACGCTTCATCGCGGAGTTTCGGAAATGGAAGCTGAAGGCGGAGGACATCTATGCGGATGTGGGTGGCATGGGCGTGGTGATGTGCGACGCGCTACGGGCTGAGGGCTGGGATGTGCGCCGGGTGAACTTCGGGGAGCGGGCCATTCGGGATGATCAGTTCGTGAACCGTGCGGCGGAGATGTGGATCGAGTTCGGGCGGATGGTGGAGGAGGGAAAGGTGAACCTCGGG